TACTTAATTTTAAAGTATTTCCCGCTGTTGGCGGTCGGGTAGTGGAGTTTAGGTACTACGATCGTAAAATAGATCGTAGTCATACTACTACCTATATTATTACCAACGATCAAGACTTTGGCGAACGTATTAGTAAGATTGCCACCTTAGAAGTTATGAAATCATGAGCAAACTAAAAATTAGTGAATTGTTTTATAGTATACAGGGTGAAGGTAGGTTTATGGGTGTGCCCAGTGTGTTCCTACGCACATTTGGCTGTAACTTTACCTGTGATGGATTTGGTATGCCACGTGGAGAACGTAGCACAGAACGTGACCAAGCAGCAGATCGTATCATTGAGTTTAAAACTTATAAGGACTTACCTCTCGTACATACTGGCTGTGACAGTTATGCCAGTTGGGATCCAAGGTTTAAGGACTTTAGTCCCGTATTAGACACTGCTAGAATAGCAGAGAGTATTGTAGATCTACTGCCATTTAAACGCTGGACCAGAGAACATCTTGTTATTACTGGTGGTGAACCCTTATTAGGTTGGCAGCGTAGCTATCCTGACCTATTAGAACATGCGTTCATGCAGCCTTTGAAGCAACTAACTTTCGAGACTAATGGTACTCAAAAACTTACACCTGAGTTTAAAAAGTATTTAGGTGAATGGGCTGACTGGGATGACAGAGAAATCACATTCAGTGTCAGTGCTAAACTACCTAGTAGTGGCGAAAAGTGGGAAGAGGCTATCCTACCAGAAGTAGTATGTGAATACGCACAAGTTGGTCATGTATATTTGAAGTTTGTAGTAGCCACTGAAGAAGATGCTAAAGATGCCCTAGTAGCAAGTCTACAATATAGAAAAGCTGGCTTTAATGGTGATGTCTATTTAATGCCAGTAGGCGGTGTGGAAAGTGTATATAGTATGAACAATCGTCGTGTAGCAGAACTGGCCATGCAATGTGGTGTACGTTATAGTGATCGTCTACAAGTACCATTGTTCAAGAATGAGTGGGGAACCTAATGCAAAAAAGTTTGTTGGAAATTTTTATTAATGATTTAACCCTACACTGTGACAAGTACCTCCCATACTTTCCAGTGTATGAACATTTCTTTAGTGGATATAGAAACACTGATCTAACCTTTGTGGAAGTTGGAGTACAGGGTGGAGGCAGTTTAGAAATGTGGCGTAAGTACTTTGGTAACAAGGCCCGTATTATTGGTATGGACATTGATCCTAAAGTATTAGAACGTCGTGCTGAAAATGTAGAACTATTTATTGGTGACCAAGGTGATCCCGAGTTTTGGGCTGAAGTGTTACCCAAACTTGGTACTATAGATGTTTTCCTTGATGACGGTAGTCATCAAATGAAGCATCAAATTGATACCATGCTCACTGTATGGCCCAAAATTCGTGTAGGTGGTGTATACATGGTAGAAGATACACATACCAGTTACTATTTAGATTGGGGCAATGGCCTATTACATGGTCATACGTTTATGGAGTTTAGTAAGAGACTTGTTGATATTGTTAATTTAAATCATTGGCAAGGTATGATTACTCCAGAAACAGACTTCATTATGAAAAACTTTGGCGACATTGGCAGTGTAAGCTTTCACAATAGCATGGTAACATTTACTAAAGGTCAGGCAAAATGGCTTAGACCAAATCCTTATCCAAACCCATTAGGCTAATATGAATGTACTAATTTTAGGTGCAGGTCTTAAAGATATTAATGATCGATTTCCCAATTGTACGATAACAACTATAGATATTAGACCAAATGTTGGTGCTACAATTGTTCATAATTTAGACATTTTTCCTTGGCCGCTCAAAGATGATACCTTTGACTTTGTTCTAGCAGAACATGTTATTGAACATCTAGAAGATACTACACGAGTACTTGAAGAAATATGTAGAGTATCTAAACCTAATGCTAGTGTAGAAATTACTGTTCCTTATTTTAGAAGTAAGTGGCAGGCCATTGATCCTACACATAAAAAACAATTTTGTCCTTGGACTATATATAACTACGTTCCTGATGTTAAGTTAGGTCGTAGACAATTCGAACTCTATAGTAATTATGGCCATAGCACACTAGCTAAATTTAAAATGATTAAATTTACTTGGAATAAGGATATTGATCGTACTTGGTTTCAAAAGTTACTAATTTGTATCAGTGATTGGAATCTAGAATTTTATGAGGATAAATTAGCACCCATGTTTCCTTTAGAATGTATGACATGGGAATTGGAAGTATTAAAATGAAAAAAATATTAAGAAAACTATTTGGCATTGAAGAAATGGAACGTGCCATTGCTGAAACTCGAGAAAAGGTTGAGGAAGCAGAACGAATTAAAGCTGAAGCTGAAGCTGCTGCTCAAAAGGCATTAGAAGAAGCAGAAGAATCCAAACTTACAGCCAAAGAACGTGCTACACGTAGAAAAGAAGCATGGGTTGGTGTATTAGATACTCATGTTAATAAGGATAATATCCGAAATGGATTCTTTGAGCTTGACTGGAACGAGTATTTTATAGTACAATTAAAACAAGCTGGATATGGTTTTGATGGTGATAAAGAAGAGGAAATCGTGGATCGCTGGTTTAGAGACATTGTACGCAACATTTTAGCTGAAGAAGGTCAGGATATTTCCAGAGGTGCAGGATTTATTAATGTAACCAAACTTAATGAAACAAAATCAGAGGTAAAATGACCTACATTTTAATTGATACTGCTAATACTTTCTTCCGTAGCCGCCATGTAATCAATGGCAGTGCTGATATTAAGTTGGGTATGGCATTCCATATTACTCTTAACAGTGTAAAAAAGGCTTGGCAGGATTTTAATGGTGCTCATCTTGTATTCTGTCTCGAGGGACGTAGCTGGCGTAAGGACTATTATGAGCCTTATAAGCGTAATCGTGCTGAAGCTCGTGCGGCTGCTACTGAACGTGAACAAGAAGAAGATCGTATCTTTTGGGAAGCCTTTGATACTTTTAAGGAATTTCTAATTGAAAAGACGAATGCCACGGTACTACAGCATCCTAACCTAGAAGCAGATGATCTTATTGCTGGTTTTATTCAAAGCCATCCTGATAGTGATCATGTCATCATAAGCACTGATAGTGATTTTTATCAACTCATTGCTCCTAATGTACGCCAATACAATGGAGTAAGTGAACAAACTATAACTATTGACGGTATTTTTGATAAAAAAGGTAAACGTGTAGTAGATAAAAAGACTAATACAGAAAAAGCTATTCCTGATCCAGAATGGATACTATTTGAAAAATGTATGCGTGGTGATCCCACTGACAATGTATTCAGTGCTTATCCTAAAGTACGTAAAAATAAATTGGAAGAAGCATTTAATGATCGTAAACGTCAAGGATTTGCTTGGAACAATCTTATGCTACAACGATGGATTGATCATAACGGGGTAGAGCAACGTGTATTAGACTGCTATAATCGTAATCGTAGGCTTATTGACCTAACATATCAACCAGATGACATAAAACAAACTATACACGAGACAATTAAACAAGGAAGTCAACCAAAAAATATTACCCAAGTTGGTATTAGGCTGTTAAAATTTTGTAACTTATATGACTTGAAAAAGATTAGCGATAATATTCAACAATATAGCGAACCTTTTCAAGCCAATTATCCAGAACCTGTGGAGGCATAATGACGGATATTCACGCTAAACCTGTAGTAGATGGTGTATTATGGGTCGTAGAACAAGATGGTGTTAGAGTAGGCACATTACACAAGAAAGAGAATAATCACTATATGTTCAGTACTAAACACGGTGAACTATTTTTTAATAAGAAAAGTGATGTTACTAGACAATTTGGTAAGGAGTTTTTCTTAAAGGATATAGAAACAACTGTAAGTAAATTAGATGTATATGACTGTCATGGATATCCCACAAAGTGGAAGCCACATAAAAGTATGTATAATATTAGAAAACGGTTGCCACTTTTTACTAAGAGTAATCAAAGTAAAAGTTTGTTTTGTGCTGGATACTACATAATAAAATTTCCTAAAAATTGGGTACGTAGTTTTTGTCCTAAACTAATTACTATTGAACGCTATCCATATCATGGCCCTTTTAAAACAGAAGATGAGGCAAAGGAGTCAATGATCAATGCCAAATAATATTAATACCTATCCTGTTCAACAATTTATTGAACAAGTTAAACTAGCAGAAATGACTCAACAAAAAAGTATCATGTTAGATATGAAAACAGCTAGAGTTTTAGCTCTTACACTAGGTGAAGTTATGACAAAACTTAACCAAAAATATGATGAATTATTACTTAGTCTTCAAACTACACAGAACGAAGTAGTAGAAATTCGTATGGACGGTGGTGGATTAAAATAAAAATTGGATAAATATATGTGTATAATTGAGTACACATATATGAGCAGACCAAAACCAAAAGTATTACTAGAACATACCAGTAAAAAGAATTTCAAAACAGATCAAATTTTGGAAGCCGAAGCTATTTGGGCTGTGTTCTATAAAGGTCGTCCATTCAATTTAAAAAGTTTTAGCAGTATGATTAGCTATCCAGGACCTAAATATAAAAAAGTGGCATTTAGTAATCCTGGACATGCTATCAATCTTGCTAAAAAACTAAACCTCCAATTCGATTGTAGAGACTTCACTGTAGTAGTTTTGAATAGTGGACCGACTCTAAAAAATGAATAGTAAGACCTATACCAAAATATTCCTTCAAACTCAAAATAAGAGTACGGACGAAGCCAATGTACGTATTCATCATAAAACTTGGTTTATGAATACTCGTACCAAAGAAGTTGGTGGGTTGAGACTTACAGAAAAGGGCTGTGAATATTTAATTTCGGAAATGAATTTGAAAGACTATACAGTACCATTTACCGAAGAAATCGAATTGAATCCACAATTGATTATCTTTTTTGATCAATTTTTGGACTGCCCATATTACTTGACCAGACACAGCCTCACCGTTTTCAGTGAAAAGAAGGCGTTTGAACTACACTTCTTTGCTGACGATATACGCAAATACGGCTTAATGAAGGCGCTCAAAAAGCAACAAAAAGAGGCTAATTTGCTTGACTAGATAGTGGAGCTGTCGTATAATACGAACATAGCAACACTATTTCAACTTTAATAAGGAAGCAAAAATGACCGAGATTGTAAGTCGCACTGTAGGCCCTCGTGGCGCCAAAAAAGCAATCCTCAAAGGCTTTGCTAAACAGCGT